CCTTCTATCCCTCATCACTCTAATATAGCCGGAATGCAAACACCCATAAGCACCATGCCGATCCAGTCCATTTCATTGCTATCAGTATGGTTATAGCTGTTATCATCCAGATACAAATCTTTTTTACCGCATACATTGTATATTTATCTTCTTCCATTATCCTTTATACCTTTCCGGGAGCAGCATCCACGCCACAACCTTATACGGTTCTCCCTGTTCATCGAACCAGACACCTGTCTGGGAATAATACA